TTTTTTTTTTTTTTTACCAGTACTCATAATCACGAAGATGATCTTGCCACGTACCAACATTCTTAGGATAGTGATATGCACGATCCAAAATATTTAAACTCAAAAGGTATTCCCTACTCGGAAAACCTGAATGTTCAATTTTAAAATTGATTTTTCGCAAATATTTCACATCTTGCTCTAGCCACTTTGGTATATTAGTTTGGAGATAATGCTCACCCACCAACTTAACGGAAATTTCATAAGATCTATTATACAAGAAGGCAATCATATAATATGATACAGGATCAACCCCAAGAGTATCATAAGCTAGACCTATCAACCTAGACAGATTCATATAAATTGGGGCACCACGATCCCTAGGGACACCAACTCTCCATTCATACTGCTGGATAGGACGCCAAGACACTACTTTAGGAATCTTGGGATTAAAAGCTTCCAAGCTAAAATTCGAGGAATCAATTAAATAACGCTTAAGATAGCTGGGACCCGTATAGACTCGACTAAGAACTTCATTATTAACCACTCTCAACCTCGTCAACAAACTACCAAATTCTTCTTTATTCTTCATCTGAATTCCGTGCGCACTAGCCATATAGGAGGCAAAACCATCCACGTTAACCCATTTACTAGCGCTCCTCGGATAAGTTTTCAAAAAATCATCACCATAAACAAATATTGCTATCATTCTATAAGCCACCATACGCCAAAGCACCTTCCGAATTGATACATCCACATTGGCCATCACCGAAAAAACATACGACAACCAATAAACAATACCAACTATCCACGAATCACCATGAGAAGTCTCAAGAGAGCCCGAAGGCATTACTCCAACCAATAACATATAATCTTTGATCCAACGAACTGTTTTACCCGCAAGCTGTTCAGCACAACTTTCAAGAATATATTGAAAAGCTCTATAGTGAGGATCAGAATCATCTCTCTGAATCCACATTTGTGCAAACATAACATATAACACTAGAGGAATGGCTGTGATTGACGTATCAAGAGATTTAATATCACCAGAAGCAATTAATTGTTCACCAGAAGCAGTCCTTTCCCACGTACAACAAACATTAGTGGGCGAATCACCAGGGAGACTAACTCGTTTCCACTGATCTGTACGATCACCTAATAACGCATTTGACAACATATATGCTCCTCCTTTCGTCCAAGAAAAGCCTATTGAAATATTAACTGTCTGATTACGCGCACTCCTA